GGCGGCTTGTCAGCCTTGGCCTTCAGGTCGCCGAGGGTGGTTTCCAGGAGTGCGACGACCTGTTCGTCGGTGGCCTTGTCGTCCACGGTGACGCCGTGCTTGAGAAGCAGGGCAACAATTTGGGTGCGATTCATAACAGTGGGATCGGGATTCCGGGCAACATTCATCGGCCCGTTTTTAGGTTGGTTGGGTGTGGCTGGAACGTTGCGGAATACCGAAAGATCAAACTCGTTTTTGACGGATTCCTTGTCCGTCACTTCGTCCGCGAACCCGAGGTCCTTGGCTTCATTGCCATCCATCCAGGTCGTGGCCTTCATCAGCGCCCGCATGGCGTCGCGGGTCTTTCCGGTCTTGCCCGCGTAAATGTCGGCGATGCGGTCGGACTCGCGGTCCAGAATCTCCGCCATCTGCTTCATCTCCTCGGAATCTCCGATGGCGAACCCCTGGGCGTCGTGGATCATCATCCGCGACGTCTTGGGCATGACCACGCGACTCGCGGCCATGGCAATGAATGAGGCGGCCGACGCAGCGAGACCGTCCACGTAGGCAGTCACGTCCTTGGATCGCGCCAAGATCGTGTTGTAGATCGCCAACCCGTCGAACACGGAGCCGCCGGGGGAATGGATCCGCAGGTTGATCTCCGACGCCTTCGGAATTGCGTCGAACTCTTCGCGGAACGCCTTGGCCTCGACGCCGTCACCGGACCAACCACCACCGATTTCCCCGTACAGGAGGACATCGACGGGCCCCTTGTCCGCAGCCTTGTTCGAGATGGTGAACCAGGGTTTCACGCGGGCACCCCCTGCGGTTGGTTTTGCTGGATCTGCTCAACCTGGGCCGCGGTTTGCACCTGCGACACCTGCAGCTTGAGCCCTAGCGACTCGATGAAGTCCTGCTCGGCCTTGCGCTGGGTCAATCCCTCGCGCCAGTCCTGCCCCTTCTGGCCGAAGATTTCAGAATAGGTCAGGGAGCCTGCAGCCAGTTCCGCCAGCATCGCGTTGGAATTGCGGCCGACATCCACGTTGACCGCCTTGGGCGGGTGAATTCGGACGTTTTTCCAGTCGGAGGGCGGGTCCTTCAGGGCTGGGATGCTGTAGATCGCCCGCCCCATGAAATGCTCGTACACGCGACGGAACGCCGACGCCAAAACGGCGTGACGGCAAAGAAACCACGCGTTAGCCATGTCGAGGGCACCGCGGTACACGGTGCCCTGCATTGAATCCGGGAAAGCGACGACGTAGGGGATTCCAACTCCCATGCACACCTGGGATTGGAGGTGGCGCCAGTATTCCATCGTCACGATGGTCGGGCGGTCGCTCCGGAACTGCTCCAGGCTGTCGCCCGTCTTCATCACGACCTCTTCGCCGCCGAGGGAATTTCTGTAATACGCCTCGCGCTCCGGGTCTGAAGAGGAAGTCACACTTCCGCCGTTCCGGAGAAATTCGTCGGCCTCCTGTTCGCCAGCCTGGTTCTTGGTGACGATTCCGATCCGGGCCGCCTGCTTCGCCACCTTCATCTCCAGAATCTGGAGGTCGTCCAGGTCGTGGAGCAGGTTCAGAACCGGGTAAAGGTAGGGAAGGCTGCGGACCATCTGGGGCCTCGACGGCTCCCAGAGGTGAACAATCACGTCGGTCGAGAACGGTTTTAGGTTGGTGACGTTTCCGCCAAAACCCTCGCTTCCAAAGTAGTAAAGCAACGGACGGCCGCTCGCCGGATCCAACTTCACACCATCGAACACGTCGTCCGTGTTGCCGGTCTGCTGCGGTGATTTGCAGAGGTGAGACTCGAAAAGCTGAATCCGTGGGCGCCAGCTACTCGAACCCTCCGCGAGATGGATGAAAACCTCCCCGTCGATGAACCACGACCGAGCCGCAAGGCTCTGAATCGTTGCCATCGGAAGCCGGGATGAGGCATCCGGCATGACGCACCAATCCTCCCAGGCCGCCTTCGCCGCCTTGTTCCACGCCTCGCTCGATGAGTTCGGCTGGAACACCAGGCCGCCGCCGACGGTGTACGCTTCGAACAGATCGGCCAGTCGGTTGACCAGTGCGCTGTTGCGCTCGAAATAGCGGGACTTTCGGACCAACTCCTTCCGGGTTGCCGCGCTCGCGTCGAACCTGGCACCTTGGAGTTGCCCGGGGATGTTGGACCGCATCCCGTCGTTGACCGCACCCTCGTAGCGGTTGGTGATCTTACCGATGCCGACGCCAATCGCGGCGACGACGGACCGGGCGGCGTTTGCAACGCGTCCGAATCCGTCCAGCATGGAGGCGCCAAGGTTCATCCTCGGAGCCCGGCGAAACTCGTCCGGGAAAGTGTGACGCCTCGGCGGGGAACCAGCGCGAGAGCGAGTTCAATTGTGGCCTCGGCAATGAAGTCTCTGGCCCAGTCAACCAGACCGATCACCCCAGACGCATCGTGACCAATGAGCTGTTCGAACTGTGAGGAAACCCCGGAGCCGGAAGCTGCAGTCAGAGTCTTTCCGGCTGTCTTCTGCTTCAGAGCTGCATTCCGAACACGGTCCAGGATGGCTTTACGCGCAGCGAAGTCAGCGCCTTCGTCATAGACGGAGCGCAGAAACTCGCGACGGTCAGCCGTGGTGATTGCCACGGTCTTACGTTGGTCACTCTATTATTTCCGGAAAGAGGAACAGGGTGGAACTAGGTGGAACTGTTGGGAACTGAACGGCATCACATGCGGCGCCGGCTCGGTTGCTCGCACTTCTGAAGGAACACGATTGCCGATGACAGCGTCGCCCGCCCTGCGATGAAACGGAACCCGCGGCGGCGCATCCACTGGACGTATTTAGTGGACCTTCCGAGGGCGTCAGCCAGTTCCTTGGAAGAAAGCAGCCGGTGCGGGTGTGGTGGTTCTTCGCGTGTCATAAAATTCCCATCATCATGGCCCCGAGCACCTGAAGTCTGGCGCAGTCGAGGGCGTGGTTGTCTTTGCGGATCTGTTTCCAGTACCGGCGCCACCGACCCGTCTTGATATCGCGCTCGGCAACCCTGATCTCCGAGCGCAACTGCGCCTGATACTCGATTTCAGCCTCGTCCTGGGCGTTCGCCGTCGGATCTTTCCAGAACCCGCGCCCCATCAGTCCGGCCGTTCGGTCTGCCACCACCGGAACCGAGAACCGGATGCAGCGGGCGAGGGAGTTTGAGGTCCGGGACTTCACCTCCCCGCGCTCCGGATCACCCCAGAACTGTTTGGACCACGGCTTGGAAACCTGTTTGGCCTGACCGTTCTCCACCTTGTCATGGGTGAAACTGAAGAGGTCGGTTCCCTTGGTTCCGAGCCACCCTCTGGCCGCGACGATCTTGTAAATCCGGCGCTCGTCCGTGTCCTGGGACCGCTTCATGTGGCCCGTGTCGCATAGGACGCGCGGGGGTGGGACCTTGAATTCCAATCTGACCGCCTCCACTGCGGCATCACCGAACACCGACCCCCAATGGAGGCGCCGGAATTCTCCGGTCCGGGACACGGCGCAGACCATGACGTAGTAGAGGTCGTCCTTCTGGACGTCCACCGACAGGAAGCGGGCGGCCTCCTCCGGCCACTGTTCGGACGGGTTGAACTCCACGCGGTCAACCGGGTTCTGCTGTTCGATCACCTTCGCCTCGGTCGCGTTTTGGGCGAGGTACTTCTGGAGGAACTGAACGGTTGGAAGGTAGAATCCCTGGTGCGCCTGGTGGCGGGCCTTCAGCCATCGGACGACCAACTGCGACCACGGCGTGTCCACCATGGCCGGAAAGGTGAACGTCTTCCGGGCCCGGACCTGGTCACCGCTGACGACGTATTCACCGTGAAGGTTCCACCGGGAGCGGGTTGCCGCGGTGTCGGGGTGCTCATGCCCGCAGGCGCGGCACGCGAAGCGGGCGGTGGCAGCGGCGCGGTCGAGGTCGTACGTGCCGTCCTTCCGCTCCTCCGCGTCGTACAGGATGCCCCACCGCGTTTGGTCGTCGCGCTTTCCGGACCACGCCAGCGGTTGCCGGTGCCCGCAGGACAGGCAGCAGACGTTCCACTCGTTCATCTCCCCGCTGGCGCATTGCTCATCCCACTGGTCCCCGTCAGACCCGCCCTGGGAGATGAAAAGCCCTTTGTTTGACTCCACCTTCTCGAAATCGCCCATGCGGGCCTTGGCTTCCCCGAGTCGTCCATCCGGGTAATTCCAGACCTCATCGCAGACCAGCACCCGGTAACCGCGGGCCTGCAGGTTCGAAACCGCCGGCCCGACCACATGCAGTGGTAGTCCGTTCGCGAACACGATCTCCTGATTCCGGAGTTTGTGGCGGTTGCTGTTGTTTGGTAGGAGCATCGCCAACGCGTCGCATCGGATCAGGACCGGCATCAGGCGGCTCTCGCAGTGCTTCTTCGCCGACTCGTCCACGTCGAACACCCAGAGGATGGCGGCGGGGTCATTGGCGATAACCCAAGGGACCCATAGGTCCGCGATCAGTGATTTCCCGGACCGGACCGGGGCCCGGATGTTCACCTCCCGGACGATGTCGGACTGCAGGGCGGCCAAGGGCCCAAGGAAGTGACGGCTCTCGCGCCAGTCGAAGTGGCCAGACTTAGTAAGAACGGGAGGAAGGATGACGTGGTCAGCAGCCCATTCGTGGATGGGTCGCCGGTCGGGGTTCCGGTTCCTTGGCCAGTATGCGGGGAGAATCATCAGTGCAGTGCGTCCAGGAATCCACCAACCGCGGACGTGAACTCCTTCAGGATGGTCCGGCATTCCGGGATGTCCTTGCCAGCGAGTCGCGGCGGCCACTCTTGCTCAACCCTGACCCGCTCCGCGTGCCACCTTGAAACGCCAGCGGCCAGCTCCTCGCGCAACTCCGAGACAGGGACCAACTCTTTCTTCTCGTTCTCGAATTTCAACTGCTCCCGCCGGGCTTGGTACTCCTTGAACTTCGCCGACCAGTCCACCGCGGTCTCCCCGTTTTCGGAAAACAGCCAGGTCAGCAGCGGTACCAGCTCGACGCGGTGAAAGACAAAGGCTGGGCAGCCGGATCGCTTGGCCTTCTTCAGCACGGCCAGCGGGATTCCGGTGGCTCCAGAGCAGGACGCCAGCGTCTCGAAAGTGCCGGGAACAGGCTTCTGCTTCGCCGATTTGGCGCCAGCGTTGTGTTTTTTTTGAGAAAGTTTGGTCATACCGGTTTTGTGCTCCTCGTCGGACCC